CACTTAACACATCCTTCCCTCGTTTCGGATTGTCCCCACGCCACTGGGAGTAAGTCTCTTCTTCTACCCGAAAAGCCCACCCCTCCGAAGAGAGGTGGGCTAGTCAGGATCCCGTGGCGTGGAATCTAACCCTGAGGGCAGGGCAGCTAGTTTATTGACATAGCCAGGTCAGTTGTTCAGTATGGCTCCTCGTCCATATCGTAGTCCGAAACGGAGCGCCACCCCATGATCTTGGTGCGCTTCACCGACTCCCCAGAACGGCGATCGACTTCCTCGACGGTCGAAAGACGGACGCTGACAGGCATCTCGTCGAAGTAACTCATCGCCACATTGCGACGACCACGGACTTCCCTGACTTCCGGACGGAACTCCTTGAAGTTCACGTTCCGGCCTTCCCACTCTTCGCCAGTCGTTGCAGAAAGGAACTGACACAGTTCCCGTAGTCCGTTGGGAGTCCAGCTGGGCTTGAATCCGAGCCACACGTACTTCCCGTAGAAAGTACCGTTGTAGCTGGCCATCGGCCCGGAGGGGCAATCGAGTTGAACACTGATGTTCCAGCCGCGAGAAACCTTCCCGATGTTGGGACCATCGGTATTCGCCTTCTCTTGGTGTAGGACCCCCTTCACGACGGCGTTGTACCAGCCATCGGGAGGATACACCAGGGAAAGATCAGCTTCCTCGCCGAACATCTTGTCGAAGTCGAACTCTGCCTCATCTTCCGGTTCGGGGAAGACGAAGCCAGTATCTTCCGGTGCGTCGTCATCGTCAGTGAACGGTGTTGAAGTCTCAGTCTGGTCGGTCATGCGTGTTCCTTTGTCTCCTGTAGTGTGCCAATGAAACCCTGGAGAGTGTCCCAGTCTGGGTCTCTGATGATGGGATTCTTGCCAGTCGCAAAGCGACTCTTGGTCAGTAGATCGGAACCGGATTGGACACGCAACGTGCGTGTAGCTCCCGTCAGTTCCAAGAAGAAGCAGCAATCCATCATGGCCATGACTTCTCTGGTGAGAGCTGGAGAAAGACCAGGACGGATGAGTTTCTTCTGGAGCCCCTGAACGGTGATCGTGTCCTCCGTCATGTGCGAAGTGAGGATCAGGTTCTTGCCGGTACTCAGCAGAGCTTCGATGAACTTGACGATTCGGAAGTTGTTAGCGGAGTAGATGGCCTCGTGGAAGGGGTTCTTTTCCTCGATGAGAACGTCTACACCAGCTATCTGCCTAGCCCGCTCGATGGATTGTAGCGAACTGATCGTGTCGACGACGATGGTGTCGATGTCCTTGAGATAGTTCCTGTCCCGTACAAGGTCTCTCAGGAACTTGACTGCCTTGCTCCACTCTTGGGTAGCGTACCACTTCACAGCAGAGCGAAGTTCTGGAGGAAGGTTTCTCAGGACAACGTGTCCACCGTCGTCGAACTCGATGATCAAGGGGCGGGGTGCTTTGGCTGCGAGAGTTGTTTTCCCTGAACCAGGCCAACCGTAGATGAACAGCTTCCACCGTTCCAGGTAAGCCTCGTCGCCAGTCTTAATGGCGTCACTCACCGGCATCGGGTGCTCCGAATTCGGCGACGAAAGCATCTACGAGAGCGTTGAGGTAGTCTACACCAGCGGGCTTGAGTCCGTAGACAACGACTTGCCGCTTGTGATCTTCGAGAGTCTTGAACGCTCGTGCCTTCTTTCGCTCGAAGGCGTTGACGATGGGCTGCAACGCCGCCTCGAAAAGCTGGAAGAGATGCGCAGGTTCCATTCCGCACTGCAACAGATCCGCTTCCAGGTAGGCACGGACTTCTTCGTAGTCGTCCTCAGTCAGAGAGCTGAGGGTACGAATCAGTTGAGCCGGCATCGCCGTCGAGTATTTCTCCTGCATCGAAGTCTCCTTCAATTGTCATGGTGGTTTCTTGGAACTTAGTCTCGGCGAGGGCATTTATGTCCCCGCCCTGGAGGTACGTCATGCAGATTTCGGCGAATCCGCAGCCGGAACAGAACTTGTCCAGCCGACGAACGAAGTCGAAGTTCTCGTAACGCCACATCTGCGTGATGAGCTTGTAGAGTTCTTCCTTGTACTGCGCTAGAGAAGTAGGAGTGACTTTCAGCATGTGTCGCTGGAAACGTTCTTCACGCTGAAGGGCTTCGTACACGTTGTTCTTGGGAAGCCACATATCAGCGGTGTTGATCATCATCCATTCGACTTCCCAGCCTTGTTCAGCAAGGAGAAGCGGATAGAAGTTCGTCTGAATGTCAAAGACGATCGAATCTGTAGTCCACGGCCGGCGGGTGTGCGTCTTGTGATCGACGATTCCCAGACGGGACTTCCGTTCTGCCAGTAGATCAATAATACCGTGGAGGTAGATCGGTCGGCGTCCCGTAGCTTTTGAAGTGCGAAGACCGGTATCGGCGAATGTTTCAACCTCTGCTCCTACTGGAATCAAGTGCTCGTGGCGACTTGCCCAAGTGATGTAGGTGATGAGCACGGTGTAGGCGTTGAAGAACAGTAACTGACTCTCGTAGTCAGTCCAACCGTTTTCAGCCTGTGTAGTTTCCATCAGTTCGACCAGTTCTTCGCTCGTGAGCAACTGAACTGGCCGACCGATGAACTTCTTGTAGTAGTTCTCGGCCAGCTTGTGCCACATCTCACCGAGAGACATCTTCTCCGTCTGAACACGGAACTCAGACTTCTTTTCCCGGTGAACGAGGCTCCACTTGTAGTTGCAACGCTGGAAGAGTGCAACCTGGGACGGACTGACAGTGACGGCGTTTGCGGGAATGTCTTCCCTAGTCAGTAGTTTCATGGCTTCCTTAGGTTAGGCTCGGCGTAAGAAGTAGATGATGGCGAGAATGCCAACGATGATTGCGATGACGATTAGTATAGTGAGTAGTGTTGATTGGTCTAGTGCGGCAATCAACGTGGATTGCCCGCAGTACCGCTGGTAACCAACGGTTCCGAAGCAACGTGGCCCTCCGGCGGGGCGAGAGTTCCTTCCGGCTTGGCTTCGAGAACCTCGTAACCCATCTCATCGTTGATGCGAAGGATTTCGAGAGCCACGGCCTTTGCAGACTCGACGGAACGGACGTCGTTCCCCAAATAGAAAGGCCCCACTCGTTGCAAAGCAACGGTGAGGGTTTCGACGTCTTCATCGGTCCACGGAACTTCCGGAACTTCTGGAGGGTTCTCTGTTGTCTGCGGTGAGACCGTTGTCTTGCCTTCGGTCTTTACCGTTGTCTCTGCCATCTGTTTCTCCTTGTTTGCGATCGGGCCGGGGAACTACACCGTCCCTGCTTGAGCAGCATAGTTCCCCGGCAGGCTAACTACACCGTGGGTGGAAGCACGGTTGACTGTAGTCAGCACGTAGCCGGTGCCAGAATCGAACTGGCGTTCTTCGTTCTTCCTGCTCCAAGGGAGCAAGTCTTCGAGCGGTAGGATCCCAATCATGATCATGCCAAGAATGATAGACTTGATCGGCACGTCTTCGTTGTAGAGAGCTTCGGTGATGACAAGGGTACCAAGAATAAAGATCGTGATGCGACGAATGGCATCGAATACTTTCCAGAACATGGTCCCCTCCCATCTTTGGTAGTAAATGGGCGGGGGTGTAGGGATCACGTATGCCCTACGGTATACGAACTGCGAGCCTTTCTCTGGTAATCAGCCGGCCATGAACCAGGACTTACGATTCAACCTTTGAGGCAGCTACCGTACTCCATACCTCCCAGATACCCGGCGGGTGGATACTGAGAGATGATTGTCGGGCAGTTTTACTTCATGCCCAGGAAGTGAACTTACGGCTCAGTTCTCGTCGTCGAACAACTCCGGGGGGTTCTCCGTCTCAGCCGTGAAGTCTTCCGGATCGTCGTCCGAGACGTCCAGCGTGAGTTCGTTGATGTCGGTGTCCGACTCGTCGTCGGCAGCACTGGACTCGTCGGTGATCTTGTTCGCCACGACCTTGCGACCAGCGATGGCGAACTCGAAACGGTCCGGCGGGTTCTTCCAGTCGAAGTCCGGGTTGGAACCCTCGATCGCCTTCCGAACGTTCTCGCTCTCTCCGTCCTTGGAGAACACGGAGAACTGGAAGGTGGCGCCGAGACGCGTTCCGGTCTCTCCACGGGAACCAACGGCGCCCCGCTTGTTCTCCTGCTTGGCGAGAAGCGTGTCGCCCTCGGCCTTGAACCAGTCCGGAGAAGTTCCCTCCAGAAGGGTTCGGATGCCGTTCATGTTGTCGACGTGCTTCTTCCTCTCCTCTCGGAGAGCCACCAACTCCTCTTCCTTCGGCTTGTCCGCCTCATTCACCTCGGGAACGTTGTCCTTGACGAACTGGTCCAGACGGGCCTCGAACTCCGAAAGAGTCCGTCGGAAGGTTTCGTACCTTCCGGCGAAGTCCGCATCCGAAAGCCCTTCGGCGTTCAGGATGGTTCGGAGCTGCTCGGCGAACGGAGAAGTCGGCTTGGACTTCCGAAGATCCTCCAACCCGGGGTTGGCTTCGGCGTACCGGGAGTTCAGGAGCTTGGTTCGACCGAACGACTCCACGTTCATCTTCTCGTCGATGGTATCGACCAGGTCCTTACTGGTCATCCACTTCTCGACGAGAGTGACGGTGAATGGATCGGCCGTGCTGATGGTGACATCACTCATGTAGTCGTCTCCAGTATTTCTGTTGTTGGTAGCGCCATGTGTTTCGTGTGTCCCTAGTACACTCTGGACACTCATCTGTCTCGCCTGGCACTGAGAACGGTGCGAGACAGTTGACGCAGATCTTTGCGCAAGCTCGGATCTGTCGTCGGTTGTAACCGTAGCACACTCCGCATATCCAACGCAAGGGGTAGTCCGGATAAAGAGTTCCCCACGCATTATGAAAGTCGCTGCTACAGATCAGTTGTAGTCTGCTGTTCAGGAGTGAACCTTGTCTCCGGTCTCGACCGAAAGGACGACGTTCTCGAACCGATCCCTGACCATCTTGACCAGATCGAGATTCCCTCGGTCGACTTCTGCGATGATGTCGAACGGATCCGAATCCGTCAGGGGAATCCGGATCGCCAGTGTTCTCTGCACTTGTGTTGTACTCCTTTTCCTCTGGAAAGGGCGGGGGTGTTTTGTGCGGTTAGCTTTCGGGGGACCCGCCCGGAGGCAGGCTCCGCCCCGCACCCATCACTCTACCCCTACCCGGAAACGCCGTCAAGGGCTAACTCAGAAAGCCTTCTTTGTTAACCGCAGTTCTTGCGACGCAGCCATTCTCGGTAGTATTCGATCCTTTCTAACGCCGCCTGGCGTTGTGGTTGTGGTGTAGATGTGAACTGTCGGACTTCCATGAGGAAGACGGCATGGATGTTGTCGCAGAGTCCATTCGGCAGCAGTACCTGAACCTCCTTCGG